TAGGTCATGGAGGAGGCCGCCCGCGCCTACCGCGATCAGGTGCGTTCGGGCGAGTTCCCGGCGGCCGAGCACACCTTTGAGTAGGCTTGAGGTTTAGAAAGCTTTAGAAGAAAAGACCCCCGTACCCGGTATTTCAGGGTGCGGGGGTCTTCTGCTAGGTGCAAGTACTCGGGACGTTCAAGAACCCGAGCGCTTGAGGGGTGGAGCTGCGTTTTAGAGCAGGCCGCCGTCCTTGTCCCACGCCTCGTTGCGTTCGCGGGCGCGGTCCATGGCGTGGGCGGCTTCTTCGTCGGAAAATCGTAGAGCTTTGTGATGTGGGTTTCTTGGGATGCCGTGATGATGTCGCGGAAGTTGTAGAGCTCGCCGAAAAAGGGGCGGCGGCGCGAATCGTGATCCTCCCGCTCTTTTTCTAAATACTCGTGCGTCTTCTCCTCAAACTCCACACGTTTTCGCTCAAACTCCGCAGCTTTTTCAGCTCTGTAGGGGCGGGCATACAATTCAAGCAGTTGGTTCACACGTGCGGCGTTCGGGAACGTCCATTGACTTCGGCACGTCCAATGGCAAACGGCGCGGTCGCTGATGTGCAGCGCCGCCGCAACACACTGCGCTCCACCGAGCGAGTCGATTTCACGACGCAGCCACAAACGAAGCGGCTCAAATGGTTCGTAGAAATAGGAAGCATTGGGTTGAGTGAACGAGTCTTGCGGTGCGGCTTGACTTTCGTAATGCAAGAAGCGTTCAGCACCATTGCGAAAGGTGCGCAGACTTTTGGGGGACTGTTTAATGTGCACGCCGTCCTTCTTGTACCACGCACAATTGGCGAGGAGACGAAAATGGCGATCAAGGATAATTTGCGAATAGGCGATGCGTTGAGCCGACCCCCACCAAATCAAATTGCCGGTGGGGGCGAGTAGGCGCGCGCACTCCGCCGCCCATCGTTCCACATCGGACAAATAGGCGTCGAACGTCGGCCACTGAAAATCGAAATCGCCTTTGACTTCAAAATACGGCGGGTCGGACACGATGAGGTCGGCACACCCATCGGGCAAATCGTTGTTCAGAAAATTGGCGCATCGCACGGTGTCGAGCGCACCGAGTTGAGCGTCTTTCATAGTTTAGCGGCTTTTTGTGTGGCTTTGAGCACCTTTTCCGTCAAGTTCTCGAGGGGGCTGCCTTCATCGGCGGCGGTCAGGTCTTGGGCGGTCAGTCCAAGTGCTTTCATGTGGCGGGTGACGGCGGCCAACGCGTCGCGCTGCACCCGAAACACGGGGTGCGAAACGAGCTTCTCGCCTTGTTGTGTTTTTTCGCTGACGGTGGTGGCTTTGAGATTAGCTATTTCAGCATTGGCCAGGTCGAGTGTTCGGCGTGCCGAAGCGAGGGAGTAAATTTCCATCTCGAGAGCAGCCGAGTCCGCGCCCTTCGATTTCACAGCGCGCTGTACCGTGGTGGCATGTTCCTCCACGGTTTTCTTCTTCTCGCGCATAAATCGCCCGTATTTTTTGGCGATGGCGCGCAGTTCGGCCAACTCGGAAGCGGAGATTAAAACTTGGCCTTCGTGGCTTTCATTGTCCATTTAATCGAGGTTTTGGAGTGGGTGATCCTTTTGTGTTTGGTGTTGTTTTGTTAAAATCCACCTATTCCAAAAATCGTCGGACGCAGAGAAAAGAGAGTGTGTGGGGTTTAGAAGCACCCCCACCCCCTTTTTAAAACACCCCCCGGGGGGTCTCGGGTTTATCTCTGTTTGTTTTTTTAACGCGCGTTGTGGGGCGTTGGATGCGTGTGCCATCGTCTTCGCCGGTGAAGAGGCGGTCGATGGCTTTGCGTTCGGCCTCAACACGGCGAACGGTGCCCTTCTTTCCACCGCGACCCAACTCTACATGCGTAGCCACATGGCAGGAGTGGCACAATGGCTGCAGGTTCGTCGCGTCGAACATCAGACGGCGGCGGTCTTCGGCTGTCGCGCCGTCTTCCACGGGCGAGATGTGGTGCACTTCAGTGGCAAGCGTTTCGCGCCCCTCGTGCATGCAGCGCACACACAGAGGGCGGACGCTCAACACCTGTGCGCGGAGTTCCACCCATCGGGCGGAATTGATCATGGCGCGATAGTCCGCGCGGTGATTGGAGAACATTGTCTTACTCATGTAACCAGGTTGTAACTGAGAGAGCCCGCGAGCGCACGACTTGGCCGCATTCGCGGGGCTCTTCTGTGTGATTTCTATGTAACTGCGTTCCTATCGCTTGTCGCCGTCGCCGACAATGACGCCGCGCGCTTGGCGGTCGGCGAGTTTGTCGAGATTGCGGCGCATCACTTCTTCAAGGCTGAAGCCGAGACGGCGTGCCATCATTGCAACGAACCAAAGCACGTCGCCAAGTTCGTCGGTGATGTCACCGGTGAGACAGAACGCATCGCCGCGAAAGCTCACGATCTCGTTGTTATTGATTACGATGTCGCCGCGGCGCACGGCCTTTGCTATCTTGTCCGCCACTTCACCCGCCTCAGCCATCAGGCCAAAGCCGAGGTATGTGATGTTCTCTGCCGCGTGGCCGGCAATGGTGCGGTGGGCTTGTTGTTCGTATTCTGTTGCTGTCATTCTTGAAGAGCTTGATTTATTAGAATGTATTTGAAAGGGGCATCAAATCCGAAAAGTTCGCCCTTGCACTTGTCTTCAACGCAGAAGCCTGCGACATCTTCTTCGAAATAGACAACGCCTTGGAAGAACTCATTTAGGTCTTCGACAAAGAATTTCACCTCGTCGCCTTCATATATCTCGCGGCCATCTACCGCACGGCGATTGGTGTATTGCGCCACCGAATCGGGGCGCACTTCAATGCAGCGCGGTGATGCGTCGGCGTGGCGCGTGTCGGGTTGAACGATGTAGGAGGCGGTGGCGTACTGCAACACACCGCCGTAAACGATGGAGCCGTCGGCAATGGAGCGGCCGCGGAATTTGATTACTTGCATAGGTTTGTGGATAGGATTTATTACTGGGCAAAGAGACAGCCGGTGCAAACAGATTGAGCGCGGCGCGCTGCGTCTGTTCTGTATTCTGATAGCACGGCATCAAAACGCGACACGAGTGGTGAAAGGAAGTCCACGCCCTCCAGTTCAGAAACAACTTGGGCAAACTCGAGACGAGCGCGCAACCCATCGACCGCCGACCTCGTGGCTGCCTGCTCCAACTCTCGAGGGTCGACTACGGGGCGAGCCTCCTCCTCTTGTGGCATGAGATTGGAAAGGCAGTAATCATTTGCCGCTATCTCTTCGGGGGTGACGCTGATTTCACGGCCGGTGCTTCTATCTTCATAAGCGATGGAGGTAACGTCACGGGCTGTGCGGTCTTTGCGAAGCACGAGCAACACGGTGGGGATCTTCGTGTCGACAAAATAGCCGCCGGGGATAAACACCACGCGGTCGATGACATTTTGCTCCACCAGCCAGCGGCGAATCTTCCCCTCGGCATTGCCGCGATAGAGAATGCCGGGAGCATTGAGCACTACAGCCACCCCATCGGGAGCGAGATAGTGTAGCACGTGGAGCAAAAAAGCGTAATCGGCTCTTGACGGCGGGGCGAGCACCGGGGCATCCGCAAATCGTTCGTCGCCTTTCCTTTGCTCCCACTTTGTGGAGAAGGGTGGGTTTGCCATAATGCAAGCGAACTTTCGGCCGGCAAAGGCAGGGACTTGCAGCGTATCGCCACAAACGCCCTCGAAATTGACGAGACGAGAGCGCGCTACATCCAATTGCTCGCCGTCGAGTTCTTGCCCAAACTTTCGCACTTCATCTCCAAAGGTCGAAAGCAGCGCGCCGTCCCCGCAAGTCGGGTCGTACACTTCGGACGGTTCGCCGCCGATATACGATTTCATAATTTGCGCGAGTCGCTCATCGGTGTAAAATACGCCGTTCGCCTTAAACTCTTGCCGAATGCTTTTCAGATTGTGTGCCATGGCCGACGGTCAGATTTTGGAAAAAAGGAAAGAACCAATCGCGGACACGTTGCCACAACGACGGGCGCGGTTGTTCTACTGTCGGCATTGGAGGTACTCCATATAGTCTCAGAAGAGCAGGAAGAGCTTCTACAATAAGGAGTTTATTCAAATTGCAGCGCATGCCAAGTACATTTGCAGAGACTGTCCCATTCTCTGATAACGAGAAGAACACCACAGCGCGCCCATCTTTATTGTCTGCGCACCACTCTTTGGTCATCGTGTGTAAATGCTCTTGTGTGACCTCTTGTTTTTTGGTCTTTCTGTTGTTTCGTTTGCTCATGCTGTTTCTTGTTTTAATTGAGGTTCTGCCGGAAAAGGCCTACCATAAGGCCGAGTGCGCAATCTCGTTCGCACTTTGGGAGCGCGCGCCATCCGGGGGCGGCGGCTAATGTTGCGCTGATGGTCTTTGCAAGCTCTTTCACTTGAGAGCGGAAGGCGCGGATCTGTGCACGCATGGCGCGCTCCTGCTCTTCCCTTTCGGCTAACACTTCCCTCTTGATTTGGTAAGATCTATTCATTTGCTGTCCGTGTCATTTTGCTGTTTTGCTTTTTGAACTCCGTGGGGTGTGTGGCGATATACTCCCGTGCTTTGTCCTCGTCGCCGCCGAACCTTTCGGCCGCTAACGTGGCAAGCATTTGTTTGTAAGCTTCGCGGCTGACGGCATATTTGCGGCGGTGTTCCTCTTCCGCGGCGCGCTCCGTTCGTTCGCGTTCCTTTTCGTATCGCTCAATCTCGCGGCGGCGTGCAGCCATAAAGAGCGGGATTTTTGCCGTGATATTTTCGGGACGTACTCGCCCGAAAGCGACTTGACCATAGATGCCGGCGGCAAGACGTGAGAAAAATAGCATTACTTCGGCGAGGTTCAGCGTGGAATAATTCGCGTAAATCGCAAGCGAAAGTTGGTCTATATCGGCGGACGTTAGTCGGTCGGCTTCGGACAACGTCGTGGAATAGCTCGCCACTTGGTCGGCAATCCACCACACGGCGAAGTCGTCGCCGCATTCAATCCCGAGCCGCGCAATGGCGGGGGCGCCTCCCCAAAAGCCACCGGCGGGGCGCGGAGGGCAAACGGGGGGCAC